TGAAGGAATAGGCAAAGCCAGAGAGCAAATAGGTGAAGAAAGACTTATTAAATTAATTAAAAGTGGAGTTTAGATATGACTGATAAAGAGATAAAAAAGATAATGATGGATTCAGCTTTAACATATAAAGAGAGGCTAAAAAATAGGGTCAGTTTAGCTGTAAAAAATGAAGGTGGTAGGAATAGCGGACTAAGATATGTTCAAAACTTGCAAATGACATATAAGCCTAAAACGGCTTGTGGTGGCTATGATAATTATTGTTCGCAATATTCATTGCCTATTTAGATTGATAGATAAACATAAATAATGTAAGGTTATATAGAACAAAAATATAATTGAAAAAATATCAATGGCTGGTGTAGGTGGAAAAACAATAGGTGCAGGGCGCAAAAAGGGCGTTCAGAACAAGGACAATAGAAGGTTTAAAGTCGCCTTGCAAGAGATGTTTGAGAATAATGCTGATGAAATTGCAGGTTGGTTGGCTGAGATAGCCAAGGACAATCCAGCAGAAGCAATGAGCCAGCTAAATAGATGGGCAGAGTTTTGCTACCCTAAGCTAGCTAGGTCTGAGCTAGTGGGTGATAAAGATAACCCGATTACAATACAAATTAATTATCCAGAGGAAAAGTAGTTGGATATAAACCTTCCTTATAAATTTGATTTTAGAGATTATCAAAAGCCACAGTTTACGGCTTCAACTAAAGGTATTAAAAGATTTTTTAAGGTTTGGCACAGAAGGGCTGGTAAGGATATCACGGATATAAACTTCGAAGTTGTTAAGTCTATGGAGAGGGTGGGTAACTATTGGCACATGCTCCCCGAATATGGTCAGGCTAGAAAAGCAATCTGGCAAGGAAAGACTAAAGACGGAATGCCTTATTTAGACTACTTCCCTAAAGAAATAATTAAAAAAGTTAATCAACAAGATATGAGGATAGAGCTAGTTAACGGCTCAATCTGGCAATTAGTTGGCTCTGATAATATTGATAGCCTAGTAGGTTCTTCACCTGTAGGTGTTACATTCTCAGAGTTTGCGTTAACTAATCCAACTGCATGGGGTTATATTGAGCCTATGCTATTAGAGAATGGAGGTTGGGCTTCGTTTAACACTACTCCAAGGGGTGAAAATCATGCCTTTGATTTATATGAGCTAGCTAAGAAAAACCCTAAATGGTTTACTCAGTTATTAACTATAGAAGACACCTATGACCATGACGGCAACCCTATAGTTTCAGAGGAGATGATAGAGGAGCTGCGCTCAATGGGAACTGATGAGGAGACTATACAGCAAGAATATTATTGCTCATTTGCAGGTTCAATGAAAGGGGCTTATTATGCAGATCAGCTCAAATGGCTGAAGGATCAGAACAAGATTGTTGATTTCCCTGTGTTACCTGAGTTGCCAGTTATGACGTTTTGGGATATAGGGAAAAGAGATTACACGACTATATGGTTCATTCAAGAGATTAACGGGGAATTTAGATATATAGATTACTGGTATGGCGCAGGCGGTGATATAGATATCTTTGCTAGAGAGTTACAGCAGAAAGGTTATAGATATTCAGAGCATAACCTTCCTCATGATGCTGGGCATCTAAGAGTAGGAATGGCAGGAAAGACTATTAAGCAGCAAATGCAAGAAGCCATGCCAACTGATACGTTTAATGTCATGAAGGTGACTAAGAGCGTGCAAGCTGATATTATTGCTACTAGAAGCTTTTTAAAAAGATGCGCTTTTCATGAAACCAATACATATGACGGGTTAAACGCTTTAATGAACTACACTAAGAAATGGAGCGATAAAAAAAATATGTTTGAAGATTACCCAGATCATAATTGGGCTTCTCATGGGGCTGATGCGTATAGGGAATCAGCTATCGCATTAATGAATAGAAGAAATATAGCTAGACCTGATCAAGGAGAGAATGGTATTCCTACTTTTAATAGTTTAGTTCAACAAAATTCAAATAGCTTGAAAAGAAATCGCATATAATATATAGTTTAAAAAAAGTTATTGGATATCATGCACTCAAGAATAGAAAACGCTTTAGACTCTCAAACATACGCTTTTTGGAAAAGGCAATTAGAAGACGTAAATAACTCCGAGGAGAGGAAGGTGTTTATCAAGCGTGGTCGCAAGATTAATGATATATATCTCGCTAAGAATGACGAGCTTGCATACACATCATCTAATTATAATATTCTTTACTCTAACACGGAAACCCTACTACCTGTAATTTATAATGATAAACCGAGGGCTGACGTTAGAGCAAGGAATACAGCTAATATTGCGGCTAGAAAAGGCGGCGAGCTGATTGAAGATACGATTCAATATTATTTGAATACCAATTCTTTTAACGAAAAAGGTCGTGCGTTATCACAGGATTTTTTACTTGCTGGGCTAGGTCAAATGAGGGTAAAATACAAACCTTTGTTTGAAGAGGGTATCGAGGCGGTTGATGATGGCGAGGATATTATCTTTGATCGTGTGGTACATGAAGAAATTGAATATGAATATGTTAACTGGGAAAACTTCCTATATCCTTTAAACTCCCTCTGGGATGATATGCCATGGGTGGCTTTCAAAAGCCTTATGACCTTTGATGAGGTTGTGGAAATGTGGGGACAAGATAAGGCGGATCAACTAACCTACATGGAATATGACATAGACAATAATGAGAAAAAGAGTTCTCAATCAACTGAAGCCTCTATGAAGAAAGCTTGTATCTATGAAATATGGGACAAGCAATTCAAGGAGCAAATATTCTTTAGCTTTAATCCTAACGATGCGATAATCGAGATTAATGAAGATCCGCTTGAGTTAAGCGAGTTCTATCCGACCCCTAAACCTTTGCTAAGTTTAACGTCAACTGACAGCTTGATGCCAGTACCTTTCTACGTGCAATATCAAGATCAAGCCGAGGAGCTTAACGAGGTATGCGCAAGGATAGCTTCTTTAGTTTCTAACATGAAGAGAAGGGGTTTTTATAACAAGGGACTTGAAGATCTGGGTAATATATCTAATATGGAAGATAATCAATTCTTTCCGATGGGTGATTGGGGCGAGTTCCTAGCTAAAGGCGGCATGGCAGGAGCTATGCAATTTGAGGATATAAATTCTTATGCTAATGTTCTGACTATATTAGTGACAAGAAAGCAAGAGATACTACAGGATATATATTCTATTATTGGTATATCAGACATTAGAAGAGCGCAAACAGATGCTAGAGAAACACTAGGAGCGCAGAAGCTTAAGTCACGATATGGAACTATAAGGATATCAACATATCAAAGGCAGGTGCAAGAATTCTTTAGAGATTTAATCAAGTTATCTGGTGAAATTATTGGCAACTTGTTCCAGCCCGAAACGCTTCATGTGATTACTGGAAAGCCTATTAAAACTATATTTGAAGAGGCTGACGAGAGCGGGGAAAGAAAGGTTAAGGAGGTTGGTATTACTGACCTACTTATTGAGCTAAGGGAAAGAGAGCCTAGCGAAGTAATTGTAGATATTCAAACGGACTCAACAATATTAGAAGATGCTGAGGAAGATAAGGCGGACTTACTAGATATGACAAGTGCATTATCTCAGTTCGTTCAAATAGCCCCGTCAATGGCTGGTATAATTGGAAAAGATGCAACTGCGGCTTTGTTAATGAGCTATATAGAAAAGTTCAAGCTAGGGAGGGGAGTAGCTCAAGAAGTTAAAGACCATATTGACGAAATATCTAAACAGCCGCCTCAACCAGATCAACCTAGTGAGGCTCAAGTAGCTATGCAAATGAAACAAATGGATATCCAGCTAGAGATGGAAAAGGCGAAGTTGCAAGCGCAATTTAAATCAGCGGAGCTACAACTTAAGCAACAAGAGCTTGCTTTAAAAGCGCAAGAGCTAGGGTTAAAAGGTCAAGTTGAGTTTGAGAAGTTAGATATTGAAGCTTTAAACACAGCCATTAAAGCCGCTGGGTTAAAAGCTGAACAAGCTAATCCTAATGATAATGCAATAGTTGGAAGTTAATGGTTAGTAGCCTTACAAAAATAAAGACTGATAATAGCGACATATATATTTCATAGACCAAGGAAAGGGAGTCACAAATAGTTTTTTTGCTACTATTGGAGCGGGTAGCGTGTTAAGGTTAAGGGGAATAGCTTCAAGTTCAGTAGATTGCTCTCAAGGCACTTCTCAAATATCAATAAACAAATTATAAAAGAGATTACATGGATACATCAAAAGAATACCAATTAAAAAAAGGCTCAAAACTTACGTCTATAGAGTGTGAAGAATTCTACAAAGCTATTCAAATCAGCAAAGAGGATAGGCTTTATATTGATACACCTATAGGCAAGCAAGTCGCAGATTGGCTAGTTAAGAAAAGTCGCCACCAGAATATAGAAAAGATTAATACACAATTTCAGTCATTCATCAGCCCAGTAGATGGATCGGAGATTAGGTGTAACGCAGGACTTAGAGAGCACCAAAAAAAACACGGTGTACGACAAGTAGGAAGTGATTTATAAAAACAAAGGAAAAGATATGACTGACACTCCAACAGAGCAAGTAAGTTTAGCAGATGAAATGCTATCAATGATTAATGAAGACGTTAAAGAAGAGATAGTAGAGGACGCAATACCCGAAGCAGAGGCTGAAGATATTGAGCCAGAAGCAGAAGAAAGCGTAGAAGAGGAAGTCGTAGAAGAAGAAGTCGCTGAGAAAGATGATTTTCCGTTAATATCTAAAGACTTTTCAAAGGAAGAGGCTGAAGCTTTTCAAGCGTTAATAGACAGTGGAGATGATGATAAGGTTTTGGCTGCTTCGATACTTGTTGAAAGATATGAGAATATGAAGAAGGATTATATCAATAAAACTAAATCTATATCAGATCAGAAGAAAGAGCTATCTGGCATGGATGAAACTTTCAAGCCTATTGAGGGTATATTAAAGCAGCAGAACTTGAGCAAAACGCAATTCTCGCAAGCTTTAATAAATGAATACATGCAACTCAATCAAAACCCTGCTGACAAAATAAAAAAATGGGTTAAAGATTATAATTTAAAACCTAAAGATTTAGGCTTTGACGATTATGATGATTTCGAGTACAATGAGGACACAGAAGAAGTCAAGGAAAATAAACCCCAGATGACTTCTGAACAAATTCGAAACGAGATTAAGATCTCGCAATTTGAAGAAGCGGCTGACATGGAGGGTAAGCCTTTGCACCCTCACTTTACACAAGTCAGGTCAACTATGGGTTTCTTAATTAGTAAAGAGCCATCATTATCTCTTAAACAAGCTTACAATAAAGCACTTAAGGTTGAAGGGTTAGAAGCTAATGAAAAACCTAAACAGGAAGAGTTTAAAACTAACTTTGACGCCATAAGAGAGAGAGCTAAACAAGCTAAGAAGGCTAGCAAGTCTGTAAAGACTAATTCGAACAAGCTTGATTATAGCAAGATGTCTTTGGTTGAGGAGTTAAACGCTCGTTCTGGTAAATCTTAACAATTTAATTAATAATGGTATAAATTATGGTTAGTCCTAATTTAAGTGAGATAGTCTCCACCACTCTGCGTAATCGATCGAAGGAATTCGCTGATAACGTAACTAATAAAAACGCATTATTGCAAACACTAGAGCAAAAAGGCGCAATTGTTAGGACTTCAGGTGGTAGAACTATAATAAAAGAACTTAGCTATGCAGAGAACAATACATTTAAGTATTACTCTGGTTATGAGAGTTTAGATGTAGCCTCTTCGGAAGTTTTATCTGCGGCTGAATACGATTGGAGACAAGCGGCTGTTGCAGTAACTATTTCTGGATTAGAGAAAAGGCAAAATAGTGGCGATTCTGCTGTAATTAATCTTTTGGCTTCCAGAATTAAAACCGCAATGCGCACAATGTCTAATAAAATATCTGAAGGAATTTATTCTGATGGTACAGGCACAGGTGGAAAGCAAATTGATGGACTACAAGCTATTGTTGCTGACTCTCCTTCAACTGGTACAGTTGGCGGGATTAATTCGGCTACTTATGACTTTTGGAGAAACTATCAATCTTCAGCGTCTACTTCTGTTGGGAATATCAAAACTAGAATGAATGATGCTTTTAACACCATTACTCGTGGTAGTGATAGACCTGATATTATCGTTGCTGATAATAACTACTTTGGCTTTTATCAAGATTCTTTGCAAGATCAGCAAAGGTTTACTGATGATGCTAAAGCTGGTGCTGGTTTCACTAACCTAGTATATATGGGTAATGTTCCCGTTGTATTAGATGGTGGATCTGGAATTGCAGCAAATCACATGTATTTCCTTAATACGGATTACTTGTCCTTTGATGTTCATTCCGATGCTTACATGACTCCGCTAGATAGCAGAGTTCCTACTAACCAAGATGCTGAAGTATTCCCAATTATCTTCCAAGGTAATTTGACTTGTTCAAACAGGGAACTACAAGGCGTTATATACGAATAGGAGTTTAATATGATTATTTCAGGTGTTGTTATAACTGATATAGATACTTCCCCAGAATTTACTTTGGGTGATACTTTTGCTGCTGACGATGGTAAGTGCTATAAGTATATTAAGTATGAGGCGGCTTCTGCTGCGGTTGCTGGTGTTTCAGGCGAAGTTGCTTATTACGCTAAAATTGCCGTTGGTGATGCTTCTGGAACTATAGTTACTTCAGATTTATCTGATAGTGACCAAGTTGGGGCGGGTGTGTTACAAGCCGATTTAACTGATGGCTCTTATGGTTGGGTTCAAATTAAGGGTTTAGCGACTCTTTCTATTGCTTTAACCGCTGGTGCTGATGGCGACCCATTAACTGCTACTGGCGCAGGTGACGGAACGCTAGACGTTACAGCTGACGTGACAAGTGCTGTTTGCGCTTTCGCAACTGATGCGTCAGCTAATATTATTTTATGCGACTTCCCTTACTAGGTTAGTTTGCATTAATGATTAAAAAGGGTTATGGTTGTAAAATATCATAACCCTTTTTTATGGCTACAAAATTAAACACATCAATTAAGCAAGTAGCTAGAAATATCAAGGCTAACTGTCGCTTAAAATATACTTGGCTTAATGATTCTCATTATGTCTTTAGTGGTGAAATAGCTATTATAGGAGGTGCGCCATCGGTTAAAGATAGGTTAGAAGAGATTAAAAACCTTCCTGCTGAAACTTTAATAATGAGCGTTAATGGTTCGCATGATTATTTAATCGATAATGGCATAAACCCAGACTTCTTTTGTATGTTAGATGCGAGACCATTAAACAACTTTGCTAAATCTAATATAAAAGATTGCATTTATTTTGTAGCCAGCCAATGCAATAAAAAGATTTTTAACCATCTAAAAGATAATAGGGTTATAATGTGGCATTGCGAATATCCAGAGATGGACAAATCTTATATAGAAAAGAAAGCAACAGAGCCGTTTGATTATATCTCTGCTAAGGGAACTGTAGGTTTAACGTCTATATGTTTAGCTTATACATTAGGTTTTCGCAAATTCAAGCTTTATGGTTTAGATAGCTCCTTTACCGAGAAGCAGCATGCTTATATGCAGAGCCAGAACGACAGCGATGAAGTTATAAGCGTTAATGGGTATAAGACTACAAAGGCGTTACTTAAGCAGGTTATAGATTTTCTTGATTTAAAAGAGCTTTTGATAGACAATGAATGTAAAGTGGAAATTAGATCTAAGGGTTTAATAAGTGAAGAATTGTTGAAATTAGAAGATATTATTGTATAATAACAAAAAAGGTAATTGAATGGTAAGTTTTAAAAAAGCAGAAGATGAAGTTTTAAGCGGTTTAGAAGATAGAGGGACTGTACCTGTTAAGTTTTTTACAGCATCTAGATGTGTAAATTCAGATGAAGTGGCGAAGGATGGATCAAGACCTATTTACAAAGACGTTGTGATGTTAGAGAAGTTCAAGGACAAGAATAGCATATTCCACAAGAAGGCTAGCGAGCAAGATAAACTAACTTATGCAAGGCAATTTGCAGCGTTTTCAGCCAATCAAGCGCAACAGCAAGATGGAACTCCTGTTGATTACTTGCCTAATATATCAAAGGCGCAAATAGACAATTTAAAGGCTTGTAAGGTATTTACTATAGAAAGGCTAGCGGAAGTTGGTCATAGTGTATTAAGTTCAGTAGGGCAAGGGGCTGCAAACTTACAAGTAAGGGCAAAAGAATACTTGACCCGCTCATCTTCACAGGATGAAGAGATTAAGGCTTTAAAAGCGGAGCTAGCAAAATTAACTAAAAAACCAAAAGGAAAGAAGGATGACCCTACTAACAATAGTACAGAGTGTGATGGACGAGACGTTGATAATGGACAGCCCGAACTCGGTGATTAATAACTCTGATATAGGGGTTAAACAGTCGTTAAGTTTTGTAAAAAAGGTAGTTAAAGAGCTTTATAGGGCGCATTCGTGGGAGGCTCTTACAAAGGAGCAATCCTTTACGACTGACGGATCAGGTTCTTATCCATTTTCTTCAATAGTATCTGACAACGATTATGGAAAAGTAAGGAACTCAACTGAATGGGACGTATCAAACAATAGAAAGATAACTATAGTTAACGCTATGGAGTGGCAATATTTAAAGAATTCCACAGTCGGAACTATAGGTATTAATAGGTTTGGTAGAGCTAGGGGTGGCAATTTACTTCTAACCCCCGATGAGAGCGGAGATAGTTTAGTTTTTGAATATACGTCAAGATTTTTAGTTGAGGATTCAAGTGGATCAGCAAAAGAGACTTTTACGGATGACTCTGACATTCCTAAGTTTGACGAGTTCGTGGTTGAGTTAGGCTTAAAGGCTTATGTAAAAAATGAACACGGCTTAGATGCCGTTGAGGATTTTGACCTCTACTATTCAACAATGCAAGAATTAATAGATCAGGAAAAACCTAGTAAGATTATATCTGGCAACAGACCTTTTGCGAATAGACATCTTGTTAATATACCAGATACAGGCGTGGGGCTATAATGAGAAGATTAGGCGTAACAAAGAGACAGAGAACAAGCTTAACTAGAGCTGAGGCTCAAAGGTTTACGCTATCATCTCCTATAGGGGGTTTAAATACCAGAGACAGTTTAGCTAATATGCCGCCTGAGGATGCCATAGAGTTGGTTAACTATATACCTCAACAGCAAGGACTAACTACTAGAGCTGGCTCTAATGTTGCAACTGGTTATATTAATTATTCATTTAACAATGGTGACAACTTCGCTTTTAATGATGGTAACAATTTTATATTTAATAATGGCTCAACAGATATATATAAATCAAATATAGAAAGCATTATTTCATATGTGAGCGGCACAACTAAGGTTATGATAACCGCAGCTAGTGACGAGCTATATTTAGATAACGGCAATAACACATTATCGGTCTTAGGGACTGGATTTAGTAACGCTAGGTGGGAGCATGTTCAATTAGGTGCAAATCTTATATTAGTGAATGGGGCTGATGCTCCTAGAAATTACAACGGCTCAGACTTAACCACGACTAGCTTTTCTGGTGATATATCTACATACGGAGAGGAGAATATAGACAACGCTCATAAACATAGAAACAGGGTTTATCTATGGAATACCAATGATAGTAAGTTTTTCTATGGCGGTGTAAATGCGGTGGCTGGTGCTTTTGAGGAATTCCCTTTAGATCAAGTTTCTGACACATCGGGAAATTTGATAGAAATGAAAACTATCTCCTTTGATGGCGGTGCTGGTATTGATGATTATGCAGCGTTTATATTAGACACTGGCGAGGTGCTATTATACAAAGGGAGCAATCCAAGCGATGCCGCTAACTGGGCTTTAGTAGGGAAATATAAAGTAGCTCCTATTATAGCAAAAAGATGCGCTGTTGAATTTGCTGGCGATATTATGATTTTAACTAGACAAGATATAGTTAAACTTTCCGAGGTTATTAAATTTGGTAGTGAGTCAGGGGGGTTTATACTAAACCCTTCGAAGCTATCGGGAGCTATTAGAGATTTTTATAATATATATGGCTCAAACTATGGCTTTAGCTTAACTTTGTACCCTAGTGAGTCGCTCATTGTCGCAAATATGCCACAAGTTACAAATAACTCATATATTCAGTATGTGATTAATACTGTAACTGGTGCGAGTGCGGAGTTAAACGGCTTTAACTTTGGGGTTCTTGCCGTTTATCAGCAAGCCTTATATGGCGGCGGAAACCAAAATCTATTTAACGTATTAAGCGGAACTTCTGATGATGGCGAGTCTATACAGATTACAGCTAGACAAGCGTTTAGTGATTTAGGGAGTCCTCAAGGTAAATTTGTCACTGCTGCAACGCAATACATTCAAGCTGAAGGTGGGGTTGATATAGCTTTTAATTTATCCTATGATTATAACTTTAAGGAGTTTGCTACTATCAGCAGCACATCTGTAAGTGGGTCAGAATGGGATTTAGCGGAATGGGATTTAGCGGAATGGTCAGGGGCTATATCTCCAAAGCTTAAATATATAGTTAATGGCAACGGGGTTTTTATAAGCCCTCAAATGAGATTTAATATATTAGGTCAACAGGTAACTTGGTATGAAGGAAGATATAACTTTAAACTCTCAACAGATTATTAGAGATGACATTAAAGCGGGTGAATTTTTAAATAATTTCTTCGGTAACCCCTGCATAGACTACACAAAAGAGCATTGCTGCTACATAGGCAGCCCTATCACGTTTGCTTTTGCATATAGCGATTACAGGGAGATGGCACACGGAATGCAAGCCGAAATAACGCTTGCTAGTAATGGCCATATATTTAAGAGGGAGCAATTTAGAAATATACTTGCACAATTCTTTGAAAACAAGTATTATAACAATGTTAGGCTCATAGCACTTGTCAACCCTGATAATAAGCAAGCTATAAGATTAGTCAAGATTTTCGGAGGCATTCTAGAGGGA